CGATACTAGGATCGACGGTCCCTGGTACCACGGGGAGCCTAAGGAGCAAGGCAAGCGGAACGACTTGGCTGCGGTGAAACGCGACATCGACGAGGGCGCGGCCGATGTTGTTCTATGGGATAATCATTTCTCGTCTATGACGAGGTACCACAAGGCTTTTTCTACGTACAAGCGCGTGAAGGCCCCCAAGCGCGATTGGATCACCCACTTTCTCTGTATTATCGGTCCTAGTGGCTGCGGGAAAACGCGCCTGGCGCGCGAGTTTTTTCCCGGTGCTTATTGGAAAGCCCCGCTTCATTGGTGGGATGATTACGACGGCCAGGAGTATGTTGTTATGGACGAGTTTCAAGGTCAGTATCCTTTTAGAGAGTTGCTCCGCATTCTCGACAGCTCCCCACTTTCTTTGGGGAGTAAGGGGTCTCATGTCAACTTCGTGGCCAAGTGGGTTGTTTTTACGAGCAATTATCACCCGCGAGATTGGTATGACCCGCTTTCAATCAAGGTTGACTGGGATGACTCGCCGCTACGACGTAGGCTGTTGGAGTTTGGTAACGTTTTACAGCTCGGGCCTGTGCCTGACGGCCGAGTGGATTTGGGTGGACGGGACGGAATTTCTAAGTTTTTTCGGGAGTAAAAGTGTCGCTTTTCTGTAGCGGCATTTTTGAGCTTAGCGACATTGAACATGGAGCGTGCGACAAAGCGCAGCCGTTCAGCGACTCGCTCATCGTCCAAGGTCGGCAAGAGGACCCTTCGCGCGAGGAGCGCGGCAGTGTCCAAGCACAATCGTGCTGTCTCCAAGACTAACGCAGCACGCGCTATTGCCAATGCTGTGACCATGGGTTTCATGGGGATTGAGAAGAAGTTTCTTGATACCGCTAAAACCGAGACAACCATCGGCGCTGCTGCTGCTTTGACGGGTGGAGAGTATGACCCGTCTTCTGGGTGCACCGGCTGTCTCAGCTGTCCCGCACAAGGAGATACCGAGCAATCGCGCGATGGGAAGCGGATTGTGATTGATTCTGTTATGGTCAAGGGTTTTGTTGCTGGCGCTTTCGCCACTTCTGCCGCCGCCACCGACTCTGTGAAGGTGTTTGTCGCTGTTATTCTCGATACGCAGACGAACGGCGCTCAACTCAATTCCGAGGACGTGTTTAAGAACACGTCCTCTGCTGCAGTTCTGAACTGCGATCCCGTCAAGAATCTTCTCTTTGGCTCGCGTTTTCGGATTTTGAAGAGCCAAGTTTATGATTTGACGCCGCTTGGCGTTGGCCCCGCTGGCAATCTCGCGTATTTTGACACTCGTCGCGAGTTTGACTGGTACATTCCTTTCAAGGGCGGGCTTCCGGTGAATTTGAACGCCGGCACCACTGCCGATGTTGCCAACGTCATCGACAATTCAATTCACGTTGTCGCGTTCGCGACTGCCGCCACTGCGAGTATTGGGTACAATGCTCGCATTCGTTTTCAGGGCTGAAAAATAAAAAACAAAAATACGGGATATCCCGAAAATCTTTTTGAGAATAGGAGTGGTTCATGTTTAAGAGAAATGGACCCGTGGGCAGTTTTGGTCCTGCCCGGGCTCGTAAGCATTTGCGTAGCGGTTCCGGTGATGATGACGATGTGTTGTTGCCGTTTGACGGCAAGGTCGCCGCTGCTCGCGCGTTTCTTACGGCGCCGGAGCTGAAGATTTACGACACTTATTTGCTCGCCACTGACGTTGGCGAGGCTGCAAATTTATCCGACGGGATGGTGTCTATATATAACGGTCCAATCGCGAACGGCCCGTTGTTCAATCCTGGCCTCGGTGATAACACCAACGCTCGTAATGATCGTCGCGTCTTGTTGCGGTCATGGCACGTGAAGCTATCGCTTCAGTTGTTGCCGATTGACAACGGTACTAAGATCCCTCAGGGTATTACTGTATTTGTCGCTTTGATTCACGACAAGCTCACCAATGGCTCGCAATGTACCGCCTCCGATGTTTTTGTCAATCAGTCCGGCGATCAGAATTTGCTCATGTGCTTGCAAAGGAATCCGTTTCGCGGTTCTCGTTTTGAGGTCCTTCGTTCTGATCGTGTGGACATGACACCTAAGGATTTTGATGTATTGGATATCGCTGTGCCTGATCAGACGGCTACGTCTGGGCGCTGGGAGCATTTGGAGTTTTTTATCCCGCTCGATGTAGCTGTCAATTGGAAGGGAAACTCTTCCACTATTTCTGATGTTGTCGATCACTCGTTCCATATATATGCCGTGCGTACTCCTCATAACGATGTGCTCGCGGAGATACACCCGCCTGTGCGCTGCGTTTTTACTAGCCGTTTTAGATATATCGAGTCTCCTGTGTGAACCGCCGGATGGCGCCCCGCCGGCGAGGCGGCCCCCGGCAGGGCCCCCGGAGGGCCGGAAATTTGAATTTACGCGCAAAATAAATATTTTGAATAATCGTGGGCGAAATAGACTAGGTCGACCAGCATGCTACTATTCCAACACATAGTAACAGCCCACAGTTTTGTACCTCCTGCAGATGTCCGAGGCTCGAGAGCTTGATACGAACATGTCCACGGCGTGCGGGTTCAACCCGGACGCTCCTTGGGTTGACGGAGTCGACCGGGAAGAAAATTTTCTTCCCAAGATGGAGGGTGAGGAGAATTTCCCTTGTCATCAGCCCAGCGAGGAGGAGCTCTCCGAGCACGAGGACCCCGAGGTTCAAGATTGGGTACCTACCGAGGCCGAAAAAGATGCCGCGTCTCGCTTGCGAGAGATGACATTCAACGACGCCCAAGCCGTCCAGCCCCGGGCCGCCAAGGCCGCGAAGCGCCCTCGATCGCCGCCGCAGGACGACGATTTGGTGCCCGATCTCGCTGAGATCTTTGACAACTACGACACGCCGCATCCGGTCCGCATCTCCATCTGCCGAGCCTACGCGTCGTATATCGCGTCGCTCCAGCCCAAGAAGCCGAAGGCTGCTCCCAAGAAGCGTTCAAAGTAAAAGGCGCCTTTTTTTCGTTAGCGAACTGGACCCCATTAGCGCAGAGGGTCGGCCCGAGCTTGCGAGGGCCGGTTAGGGAATTAGCGGCTCCCGCCCCGGAAGGCGCGCTCGCAACGCGCCGCCCGGGAAGGGTAGGGAATCTACTAGGGCTTTAGGCGAGGGGGCTTTAGCCCCTTTCCCTTTCCGCCCCCGCGGGGCGGGGGCGGGGGCAGCGCCCCGCATAACCCAGTTCGCCAGGGGTCCGGGGGCGGGCTTAGCCCCCGGCGGGGGCGGGGGCAGCGCCCCAGCAAATGCGCGTGGTCGGAGGCGGCCTCGGCCGCCGGAGACCCGTCGCCCGGGCGCGTTGCGCCCGGCGTGTTATTGGGTGGGACCCATACGGAGGGCAACGACATGGGGGGTAATCCTATGCACGATTTGAAGTGACCGCCTATATTACCGGTCACTTCTGGTTAAAACCTCTGGTTTTTTCTGGATTTTCCTTCGTGGTTGAGGGCCTAATCGCGTGAGCGCGAAGGACGGAGCCGCAACAAGGCGAGGTTCGAGAGCGTTCTGAAGGTCGCTATGCAGGCCCGAAACTACGTTTTCACTATCAACTTCGCGAACGGCGAAGTCACTCTACTCGACCCAGACGAGTTTCCCGAGTGGCTGACATACTGCGTGTGGCAGCTGGAGCTTGGCCACGATAATCACATAGAGCACTACCAAGGTTACCTCGAGTGCTCTGGAAAGAAGAGTATGAAGCAAGTTCACGCTGTGCCGGGGTTTGAGCGTGCGGCGCTCATGGTCCGGCGGGGCACTGGTGCCCAAGCTATTATGTATTCCACTAAGGTCGAGACTAGGATCGACGGTCCCTGGTACCACGGGGAGCCCAAGGAGCAAGGCAAACGGAACGACTTGACTGCGGTGAAACGCGCCATTGACGAGGGCGCGGCCGATGTCGTTCTATGGGATAACCATTTCTCGTCTATGACGAGGTACCACAAGGCGTTTTCTACGTACAAGCGCGTGAAGGCCCCCAAGCGCGATTGGATCACCCACTTTCTCTGCATTATTGGGCCTTCTGGCTGTGGGAAGACGCGTTTCGCTCGCGAGTTCTTCCCTGGTGCTTATTGGAAAGCTCCGCTTCAGTGGTGGGATGATTACGACGGCGAAGAGTATGTCGTTATGGACGAGTTCCAAGGTCAGTATCCTTTTAGAGAGCTGCTTCGCATTCTCGATAGCTCCCCACTTTCTTTGGGGAGTAAGGGGTCTCATGTCAACTTCGTGGCCAAGTGGGTTATTTTTACTAGCAATTTTCACCCGCGAGATTGGTACGACCCGATTTCGGTCAAGGTTGACTGGGATGACTCGCCGCTACGACGTAGGCTGTTGGAGTTTGGTAACATTCTACAGCTCGGGCCTGTGCCTGACGGCCGAGTGGATCTGGGTGGACGGGACGGAATTAGCAAGTTTTTTCGGGAGTAAAAGTGGCTCTTTTCCTTAGCGGAACTTTTGAGATTATCGAGTGCGATGGGCAAGCACACGGACAAGAAGCGGTCGCGCGGGGGCAAGGGATTTGTGGGGAAGTCCACAATGATGAAGTCGAAGGCCTACGCCGGTGTCAAGGCTCAGAGCAGTGCTCTGAAAAAGGCCAAGATTAGCGCCGCTCGTCAGGTTGCCAATGCTGTTTCCATGGGTTTTCTGGGTATCGAGAAGAAGTTTCTCGACACGGCGAAGGCTGAGGCCACCATCGCCGCTGTTGCTGCTTTGACTGGTGGAGAGTATCCACCTTCGACTGGTTGCGTGGATTGCCTTTCTTGCCCTGCCCAGGGCGACACGGAGCAGAGCCGCGACGGAAAGCGCATCGTCATCGATTCGCTGATCATCAAGGGATATGTTCGCCTCGAGGATCAGCTCAGCACCGCCCCCCTCGACCCTATCAAGGTGTTCGTTGCCGTTGTTCTGGACACGCAGTCCAACGGCGCTCCTGCGCAGTCCGAGGCGGTGTTCAAGTCTCTTTCGGCGTCCAACCAAGCCAACGTTTGCCCGACCAAGAACCTGCTGTTCGGCAATCGTTTTCGCATCCTGAAGAGTCAGGTTTACGATCTCACTCCGGCCGGCATTAGTGTCGCGAGCGCGAATCTGGCGTACAACGGCAGTCGTCGCGATTTTGACTGGTACATTCCATTCAAGGGCGGCCTTCAGGTCAACCTCAACGCGGGCACTACTGCGGACGTTGCCAACGTGATCGACAATTCGATCCACGTCATGGCCTTTGCCACCGTCGATGCTGTCGCGAAGATTGGCTACAATGCTCGCATTCGTTTTCAGGGCTGAAAATAAAAAAACAAAAATACGGGATATTCCCGAAAATCGTTCTGAGAATAGGAGTTCTTTATGTTAAAAGGATATGGTTCTAGAGGTAGCGTTGGTGCTACCAGCTTTGTTAAGCGTGTGCGTAGCGATTCCGATGATTATGACGATGTGTTGTTGCCGTTTAACGGCAAGGTCGCCGCTGCTCGGTCGTTTCTTTCGGCGCCGGAGCTAAAAGTTTACGATACATATCTTCTCGCCACCGACGTCGGCGAGGCTGCAAATTTATCCGACGGGATGGTTTCGATTTATAACGGCCCTATTGCGAACGGCCCACTTTTCAATCCTGGTATCGGTGATAACACCAACGCTCGTAATGATCGACGTGTCCTCGTGAAGTCATGGCATGTTAAGCTCTCGCTTCAACTTTTGCCGATTGACAACGGTACCAAGATCCCTCAAGGGATTACTGTTTTTGTCGCTTTGATCCACGACAAGCTGACTAACGGTTCTCAGTGCACTCCAGCTGACGTTTTTGTCAATCAGTCCGGCGATCAGAACCTGCTCATGTGTCTTCAACGCAACCCTTTTCGTGGTTCTCGCTTTGAAGTCCTTCGTTCTGAGCGTGTGGACATGACTCCCAAAGATTTTGATGTATTGGATATCGCAGTGCCAGATCAGACTGCAACGTCTGGGCGCTGGGAGCATTTGGAGTTTTTTATTCCTATCGATGTTGCGGTTAACTGGAAGGGCAACTCTTCCACAATTTCAGATGTCGTCGACCACTCGTTCCACATTTACGCTGTCCGTACTCCTCACAACGATGTACTCGCGGAGATTCACCCGCCTGTACGTTGTGTGTTTACTAGCCGTTTCAGGTATCTCGAATCACCTGTGTAGGCCGCCGGCAGGGCGCCCCGCCGGCGAGGCGGCCCCCGGCAGGGCCCCCGGAGGGCCGGAAATTTGAATTTACGCGCAAAATAAATATTTTGAATTTTCGTGGGCGAAAAGTACCTGGCGCCGACACGGATGCTACTATTTTACAACATAGTAACAATCTCAGTTTCGCGTGTTTCCTCTTCGTAGATGGCCGAGGCCCGTGAGTTTGACACAAATATGTCCACTGCGTGCGGGTTCAATCCCGACGCTCCTTGGGTCGATGGCGTCGACCGGCAAAAAAATATTATTCCCAAGATGGAGGGGGAGGAGGATTTTCAGCAGTATCAGGACCCCGAGGAGCCTCACCAGGGGAGCGATCTCGAGGAGGATGTTCCCGATTGGGTGCCTACCGAAGCCGAAAAGGATGCGGCGTCGCGCTTGCGCGCTATGACTCAAGAGCCTCGCGCCGCGAAGGTTGCCAAGCGTCCTCGCAGCCCGCTGCCCGAGGACGATGTTCCCGATCTCGCTGAGATCTTTGACAATTACGATACGCCGAATCCGATCCGTATCTCCATCTGTCGGGCCTACGCGAGCTACCTTGCGAGCATGCAGCCGAAGAAGCCGCGGGCTAAGAAGCCCGTCAAGAAGTAAACCCTCGTTAGGGCATTTTTTTCTCGTTAGTTAGGGCAGGGTCGGCCCGAGCTTGCGAGGGCCGGTTAGGGAATTAGCGGCTCCCGCCCCGGAAGGCGCGCTCGCAACGCGCCGCCCGGGAAGGGTAGGGAATCTACTAGGGCTTTAGGAGAGGGGGCTTTAGCCCCTTTCCCGTTCCGCCCCCGCGGGGCGGGGGCGGGGGCAGCGCCCCGCATAACCCAGTTCGCCCGGGGTCCGGGGGCGGGCTTTAGCCCCCGGCGGGGGCGGGGGCAGAGCCCCAGCGGGAGGCCGCGGTGCGGCCGATGTATGTCGCGTCCCGAGGGACTTGTCGGCATACCGCGTTAACTTGGGTGGGACCCATACGGACGAGGAGGACATGGGGGGTAATCCTGTACGCGCGCAGAAGTGATCGCCTATATTACCGGTCACTTCTGGTTAAAACCTCTGGTTTTTTCTGATCAGTGGAGGGCCGCATCAGCTGTCGTCAGGACGAAGCTAAGAGCGGATTGAGCCGCAGCAAGGCGAGAGAAAGCGCGTGCGTTGCGATGCAAGCCCGGAACTACGTTTTTACCATTAACTTCGCCGACGGCGAAGTCACTCAGCTCCTCCCGGAGGAGTTTCCTGAGTGGCTGACATACGTCGTATGGCAGCTTGAGGTCGGCCATGATAATCACGTTGAGCACTATCAAGGTTACCTCGAGTGCTCTGGGAAGAAGAGTATGAAGCAGGTTCACGCTGTGCCGGGCTTCGAGCGTGCAGCTCTGATGGTCCGGCGGGGCACGAGTGCCCAGGCTATTATGTATTCCACTAAGGTCGACACTAGAGTCGACGGTCCCTGGTACCACGGGGAGCCTAAGGAGCAAGGCAAGCGGAACGACTTGTCTGCGGTGAAGCGCGCTATCGACAATGGCGCGAGCGATGTTGTTCTTTGGGATGACCATTTTTCGTCTATGACGCGGTATCACAAAGCGTTTTCTACGTACAAGCGCGTGAAGGCCCCCAAGCGCGATTGGATCACCCACTTTTTGGTCATTATTGGTCCTTCTGGTTGCGGAAAAACCCGTCTCGCGCGCGAGTTTTTCCCTGGCGCGTATTGGAAGGCTCCTCTCCAGTGGTGGGATGATTACGACGGTCAGGAGTATGTCGTCATGGACGAGTTCCAAGGTCAGTATCCGTTTAGAGAGTTGCTGCGCATTCTCGATAGCTCCCCGCTTTCGCTGGGGAGTAAGGGGTCTCATGTCAACTTCGTGGCCAAGTGGGTTGTATTTACTAGCAATTATCACCCGAGAGATTGGTATGACCCGATTTCGGTCAAGGTTGACTGGGATGACTCGCCGTTACGCCGTCGGTTGTTGGAGTTTGGTCACATTCTTCAGCTCGGACCAGTTCCTGACGGCAGAGTGGATTTGGGTGGACGGGACGGAATTAGCAAATTTTTTCGGGAGTAAAAGTGTCGCTTTTTCGTAGCGGAACTTTTGAGCTGAGCGATGTCGAAGCGGTCGAGGTCTGCGGGGCGGTCCTCGGTGAAGAGTCACGCCGGGAAGGCGTCTTCGAAGAAGCGTGCGAAATCTGTTGCTGCGACAAAGAGCAACAGGTCGGCGAAGCTGAGTGCTGCGCGTGCGGTTGCCAATGCTGCCACGATGGGGTTCCTCGGGATTGAGAAGAAATTCTACGATACTGCTCTCGCCGACGCTGCTATTCTCGGCAATACGGATTGCACTGGCGGCATGTATGATCCCAGTGCCACGAGTATGATCTCGACGCCCGCTCAGGGCGACAGCGAGCAGAGTCGTGACGGGAAGCGAATCGTCATCGATTCGCTGATCTTGAAAGGTCATGTGAACAACCCTGGCACTGCTTCGCAGGCCGTCATTTCTGCTCCTGTCAAGGTGTTCGTCGCTGTTGTGCTCGACACTCAGACGAATGCCGCTCAGATGACTTCTGAGGCGTGTTTTAAGAACACCGCCGCTCAGGCCACGTCCAATGTGGAACCGTTGAAGAACCTTTTGAGCGGTCCTCGCTTTCGCATTTTGAAGAGTCAAGTGTACGATTTGACTGTCACCGGTGCCTTTGTTGCTGCTGCGAACTACGCCGGCAACGGCGTGTGCCGCACGTTTGATTGGTATATTCCTTTCAAGGGTGGCTTGCCCGTGAATTTCAATTCCGGGACAACTTCAAGTGTTGCGAACGTCATCGACAATTCGATCCACGTCGTTGCGTTCTCCACTTCTGCGAGTGAGTGTACCATTGGGTACAACGCTCGCATTCGTTTCCAAGGCTGAAAAATAAAAAACCAAAAATACGGGACATTCCCGAAAATCTTTTTGAGAATAGGAGTTCTTTATTATGAAACGAGATGGATCTTTTCCTAGCTTTAGCAGTGCCCGCTCTGGTAAGTATCTGCGTAGCGGCTCCGATGATTGTGACGATGTGTTGTTGCCGCCTTACGGCAAGGTCGCCGCTGCTCGCGCGTTTCTTGCGGCGCCGGAGCTGAAGATTTATGACACATATCTGTTGGCCACTGATGTCGGCGAAGCCGCTAATTTATCCGATGGGATGGTTTCAATTTATAACGGCCCTGTCGCGAACGGCCCGCTTTTCAATCCCGGCCTTGGTGATAACACCAACGCTCGTAACGATCGTCGTGTCCTTCTCCGGTCATGGCATGTGAAGCTTTCGCTTCAGTTGCTTCCCATTGATAATGGGACCAAAATCCCGCAAGGGATTACCGTGTTTGTCGCTCTTATTCATGACAAGGCAACCAATGGTTCTCAATGCACGGCTGCTGACGTGTTTGTCAATGGATCCGGCGATCAGAACTTGCTCATGTGTCTTCAACGCAATCCCTTCAGGGGTTCCCGGTTTGAGGTTCTTCGTTCTGAGCGCGTGGACATGACGCCTGTTGATTTTGATGTTTTGGATGTCGCACTGCCGGATCAGACTGCAACGTCTGGGCGGTGGGAGCATTTGGAGTTTTTTATCCCGCTTGATTTAGCGGTTAACTGGAAGGGCAACTCTTCCACTATTTCTGATGTTGTCGATCATTCTTTTCACATTTACGCTGTGCGTACTCCCCACAACGATGTTCTCGCTGAAATTCATCCTCCTGTTCGTTGTGTGTTTACCAGTCGTTTTCGTTATATTGAGTCCCCGGTGTGAGCCGCCGGCAGGGCGCCCCGCCGGCGAGGCGGCCCCCGGCAGGGCCCCCGGAGGGCCGCCGGAGGCCCGGAAATTTGAATTTACGCGCAAAATAAATATTTTGAATAATCGTGGGCGAAACAGACTAGGTCGACCAGCATGCTACTATTCCAACATATAGTAACAGTCCACAGTTTTGTACCTCCTGCAGATGTCCGAGGCTCGAGAGCTCGATACCAACTTGTCCACTGCGTGCGGGTTCAACCCGGACGCTCCTTGGGTCGACGGAGTCGACCGGGAAAAAAATATTATTCCCAAGATGGAGGGCGAGGAGGATTTCCAGCAGTATCAAGAGGCCATTTATGAGGCCGACGAAGTCGAGCCTCGTCAGCCGTCCTCCGACGAGGAGGTCCAAGATTGGGTTCCCACCGAGGCCGAAAAAGATGCCGCGTCCCGCTTGCGGGCCATGACCAAGGACGCCCCCCGGGCCGCCAAGGCCGCGAAGCGCCCTCGATCGCCGGAGCCCGTCGACGACGATTTGGTGCCCGATCTCGCCGAGATCTTCGACAATTACGATACGCCGCATTCGGTCCGCATCTCCATCTGCCGAGCCTACGCGTCTTATATCGCGTCGCTACAGCCTAAGAAGCCGAAGGCTGCCCCCAAGAAGCGGTCCAAGTAAACGCCTTTCTTTTTCTTAGCGCACTGGACCCCATTAGCCTAGAGGGTCGGCCCGAGCTTGCGAGGGCCGGTTAGGGAATTAAGGGTCCCGCCCCGGAAGGCGCGCTCGCAACGCGCCGCCCGGGAAGGGTAGGGAATCCCGCCGCAACGCGCGGGGGACATAAGG